CAGTGCTCCATTTCTGGATGTTCTGGGCGCCCTCAGACCGGCTCAGATGAGCCTAACATGTGTGTGACGCTCGTGATCTTTGACTGTTACACTAGTAACAGCGGTAAACGCTGCGTTCATGCACAGCAAGACTCGTCGCCTATCCAATACCCAAACTGCTACTTGTTACAGGCTAACTACCTGCCCAAGTCCCAATCTTCCGGATGTTTCTTAACCGGATCTTTGGGTGTTCCCGGGGACTTCGCATTTCTGCGAGTGGCCTGCCTCTTGTGAGGTTGTGGCCGGACCGGTGGTTTGGATTGAGTGAGTTGCGTATTGAGGTTATCCTCAGGAACCAAGGGCTGAAACCCAGGGTTCTGACGGATGATCTCCGTGCGTTTTAAAACGGTGTTCCCATGCTTCAGCCTGGGATCGCCCGAAGACCGCTCAATTTTGGAAGGATGCGGAGATTGGAAATCTCTGTCCAGGTCTCTAGGGATACACATCCGGAGTTTCCGGATAGAATCTCTATGGACCCTGCTAGAGGCCAGACCAAGCAGCACTGAATTTAGGAATTGATCCTTGTTCAGTGAAACCCAATCTGGCGGCAACTTCTCCCCTGGAGCGACAAATTTGTCGTACCAGACCAGCCGATCAACAAGCGGCTGGCCATAGGAGTTCTGTGCCCATGGGCCATCAACAGCAATACCTGGGACATATTTAAATGTTCTCCAGGCTTTCCGCTGACGGGGTCTCAGAAGGGTGACAGCTTGAGGGCCAAGACGATCAACAACTTCAATGAAGCTATTATCGCTAAGACCCTTGTACTTGATCCGCTTAAGAGACACTGTATTTGGCTCGATGATTCGTCCAGCAAATTCCGCAAGACGATTGGAGGTAACCGTTTTAGTCAGGTTGACTTCTCCACCAAGCATTGTTACGAGTGAGTTATACTCACTGGCGTACTCTGCCTTTAGGATAATGTCATCACCTATGACCCTAAACGAGTCAAAGGCTAATTCCTTTTCAAAGGGAACACCTAATCTCCGGCACGTCCTCTCAACTGCAAGAAATCCCATGATATTATTCATGAGTCCCAGGAGTGCAAAGGACGGTCTAGTGCCGAGGGGTTGCCCTTGTGACCATTTCATGGTCTTGCAAGGTACACCCCTTGGTGCAAGCCACTCCATCCGGGAAACCCTTTTGAAGTGCTCAATTGCACAGAGATAGCGGTAACCCCAAATTTGCGCCTTACCTGGATCCACATGGAAGTGGTCCCAGAGCCGACTAGTTGAAAAGTCAACTGGATGCCCTTGTAACTTCTCCTCGAACCGGAAGAACCGGCTAGAGCAGTGTCCAAGAAGCATTCCATTGACCATTGCCAAGCCTTCATCTAGGCTAAGCAAATCGGTTGCGCTCGTCAAATCACTTCCGCTAAGGGTGACACCCTTTTGCAGTTGTGATTGCACCCACCTAACTCCCTTTGTTTGATCAAAGGTACAATCGCTAGGGAAGTGCTTCAAGACGCCATACCAGAACTCCGCCAGAGGTTCAAGGTAGTTCTGCATAACCCGGTTTGGGTTAGCCACCCACCTTGCCTTCAGCGAAGGCTCCTGGATAGCACTTATCCTTCCGGCGTAATTGTCCACTCCCAGCCAGGGCGAAACCTGGTACCGAGAGTTCACCTCTGTATCAACAAGGCTTCCAAATTCAGAAGAGGTCGGAAGTCCATCAAGTTTGGACCATCCCTCCTTAATGAATGAGATTACCTTGTCATATACAGGGGGCAGCTGGTGCTCTGCTCCAATCGCTAACAGATATTCCACTGTTGGTGAAGGCATTGTCAGCCAGCTTTGGGCATACGTCTCTGCAACATCAGCCTTGATATCTTTTGAGGTATCAGAGAGGTGTTGCATTGATACAACTGCCTTGCCAAGCGGTATACTATCCGCTGTAAGCATGGCAAACGACGGGACTTTAGGAGTCATAGGGTACTTCTTGCTAATCTTCCAGAATTCAGGGCCAATAAGACTCTGAATGAGGTTGTTATGCAAGGAGTGCGTGGCTAGCCACTCCCCAGCTCCCACAACGGTAAGGTTGTTTCCTCCCAGTCCATGAAGTTCCTTTTCCAGCTGCTTACGCAGTATGGTCGGGCTTTCAAAGACAGTGTGTATTGACAAACAAGCCAATGCACGTTGGGTGTTATGCAACCGGAACACCACACGGAAGCACCCTTTAGGGGTGTTATCCTTATGGTGTCCTGACCAAGAAGGGATCACGGGGTTTCCCGCTTTGAGAGTGATATACCAGTGGTGGAGGTCTTTCAACCTTCCGACTGTCCACTCCACTCCACAAGAATCGTACCATTTCTGGACGGTGTTGAGGATGGAGAGGGTCTCTCTCTTGGGCAAACCGCAAGATCGGAGCGTCTTACACATAGCGTTGGAAAGTTTCTTTTCCATACATTGCCTCCTTTTGGAAGTGTGATGTACCGCGAGTGCAAGGAGTTCCACACCTTGACCCTCTACAGCTTCT